AGCTTCCACCATTGACTTTTTGGTTTCTGTTGCTGCTGAGCCTGGTTTTGAGTTTGCGGTTATAGCCCCAGCTACTTTAGGGGGGCTTGATACCGCTGGCCTGGCTGACGTGACTTATCAGTCAGGTAAGGTGTCAATTGTACAAACAACTACTGACACCTCTCAGAATGCTATAGGAGAGCGTTTTCACTCCCTTAAGCAGTTGGCCATGGTTCCGGGCTGGTACACTGCAGATGTAGCTAATGCTACATATTCAGTATACACGCTAGTTCCGTGGTTTAAGTTGGATGGTGCGCCTGTTGCGTCGCCATTCTCCACTGCAAACACAACACAAGCAGCGTGGAATAATTCACCTGCTATGCGTGTGGCTGCAATGTTTTCCTTTGCCAATGGTAGTACAAACTACCAAATAACTAGGGATGGGGGTACCACTCAGGATTTTACTATGACTGCTATTAGTTTCCCAAACGCCTCTGGCGCTACTTTTGCGCAATCAGCGGGTTTGTGGAATAGAGCTAGTAATACTGCTGGTGGCTTTGTCGTACCTGAGACTTCAGAGTGCGCGAGGCTATGTGTTCCAACTTTTTCTAGGTATTTGAGGATACCTACGGCAAATTCGATGGCTATCTTTGGTGGCCATCAACAGCTGCTAGCGCAGCAGAACTATGACCCTGTTTATGTGTCTCAGAGAACGGATTTATCTGTCCGTAACAGTTCTGGGGCAACACGTAGGATCATCGTCGGCAAATCTGCCGGTGAGGATGCTAGAGGTTCACAGTTTATAGGGCCACCTGGGTGTGCCCTTTACCTAAGCACAGCTACGGTATCACCTGTCACTACTGGTGACTATTGGTACCAAAGTACTGCGTTTTAGGTGGTGGTTTTCCACCAAATGCATACACGTTTGATGCACTTCTCAGGGTGCAAATGATAATTAAACCTGAAGTAACAGGGCAGTGTATGCGGTAGTTTTAGTGTGCTATCTTAGCACACTGCTAAGATAAGCTACTCATAGGTGCTACTTAGGGTTATCCCCTAGGTGCAAACATGGACAAGAAGCCGATGGCTGCTTGCACTCTTTAGTAC